CTACTTGAGCCCTAAGTTCAAGCGGTGATGCTATCACGCCACAATTGGCAAGGGCGTTACAAGCACGTAGTGTCTTTGTAACCATACCTACCGGGTGGTGTGCTGTATGCACTGGGTAATTAGGGAACTCGCCTCCATAGTCAAATGGGGGATCTCGCCCCGACGGCCGGCTACCCTGGGGACTCATTAGAGCATAAGCTGCGTCCTCTCATTGGACGCCGCGCTCGTTGGCGAGCCCTCTTACACCGAATGGTCTGGCGCCCACGCCCACCAACATAGTAATCTCTGTAGGAGCTTCGCCTTCAACATCGACTTCTTCTTCATCTTTAAAGTCGATACAGGGAACCCCGACCAGTGGGGCCCTGGAAACCGTGGGAACTGGTAGGCTACCGCCCGAACCGGTAGATTCAAAGGAATTGCTTGTACCTGGGACCTCTTCTTCATCTCATTCATCTTCATCCAAAAGGTCTAGTCCTGAGGTCAAAAGCAGTCATGAGTTGGATCCGGTTCGCTTCTTTGCTTCCCGAGAGAAGCAAAAGACTGGTGATAGGGCTTGTCACCAATGTGGGAAAATCGGTCACATAAAACGCGATTGCCCCTCAAGGGCACGACGCAACGAGCCCCAACCTCGGGATGAGGTTGATTTACAGCTTAAAAGAGAAGCGCAGGAGAAACTTGGCCGTGAAGATGCTGCTAAGGAACTGGCACAAGCCAAGGCGGCTGATGCGCTTCTGAAGGCTATTGATGCGGATTTTACAGATGCATTAATTGCATTATCCGGGAAGACTTTTGTCATCCGCACCGGTGGTTTCCAGCCTGCTGATCGTGACTTGGATGATGTCGCATTGGCGGGTCTCTTCGGTCTGATTAACTCTACCGGGGCTGCTAAATTAGCGCAGGGCGTTATTGAGGCCGCTGTAGACTTCATTGTCAACAGCGCAACCAGTACCGCTCGCAAAGTTAGAGTTAAGGCGAGGGAGTTCTCGGAGAGTATCGGCAATTTAGCGGCCAGATCATCCGAGATACTTAGGAGGTGGAACTTTAGGCTTGATTCCATGTTGGATAACGAGCCTCTTATTGCCCCCGAAGTGGTCAGAGACGATATGATGGAGATTGAACCTGAAGAGGTGCCTATGGAGGTAGCTGATCTGCGACCTCCGCCTCCGTCATTTTCGTTGACACTCCCTGTGGAGAGCGTGGTGCGCGCTCTGACAGACGGGATGAGGGTTAATGATGAGGATGCCAAGAAGGCCGAGCGAGAACTCGGCAATGAGGCTACCGTCAAACTCACCCGTGAGGACCATGGGCTGCCGAATGCCCCACCGTTGCGAGATAACCAGGTGGGAACTGCCCTGAGGAGAACTGCTCACACTATCATAACTGAAGTGCCGATGCTGACGCATCACGTGGGAGTTCTCAGTGTCCTCATAAACCCCTGCATTCATTGGGTAGCGGGCAGCAATTATAAACCCGGAGACTTTATGCTGTCGCTAACATGCGAAGGGGTAAACCCGGCAACCGAACTGAATGTCGTTGACAGGAGGTCGTCGGTGGGCCGGTTCGCACCACCTATTTGGACGAACATGACTGCTACGTTTCGTATTGAAGGTTCGTTCATTAGGTCTGTTACCTATTGGGCCCGGAGGTGGTATTCAATACTACACGGGTCCCATGGGCTTGAACGGGTTGAGTTGAACTCCCCGGAACGTGTCACTGTTTCCCTGCCTCTCCTCTATGAACTTCTTAGGTGTGAGAGCTTAGGGGTGACAGTTAAAGAGCTTGGAGCCGTGTTTGAGAGCCGTTCTCGGCAACTGGAATCCACGGTGTCACTCTCCCTTTTTGCGGACCCTTTTATTCGCATTAACACAGTTAGGGTCGCGCAAATGCTCGCAGCTTGGCAGAGAACTGTGCGAGTTGAGAACATCCTTTCTTTGGATTTTCTCCTGGGGGGGGGCGACTTAAAGCTCCGATGACCGTTGCATTCGGCTACACCTACGCGATGGCTGGGCATACGAGGCCCTATCCTACTCAGTTGCTGGATGGAGCTCGTATAGAGTTGTTTCCCTTTGTGGTACCAAAGCCCCGTCCCAGCATTCTTGCATTGTGTGGGTGTTTTGTTGAGGGAGTTGTCCCCCCTTACCCTTCTATGACTGATAGATTGGGTCTTATATGGGGCTGCATGTGTCGCATGCTGAAACATCGTGTATATCCTAAAGACTATGCTCTCCTCCGGGAATACACTAGGTTGTTTTGTATTAGGCACTTCAAGAGGTGCGCTCCGGACGCCATACCCGAGGATTTTTGGGAGCGGCTCGAGCATTGGTTAGCGCGTACGCATTATACAAATGAACGCAAAAACCAGCTTAGAGACGTAGCTCTCCTATACATTAATGGGAAGCTTTCAATCCGGGATATCCTCAAAGTGAAATCTCATCAAAAACCTGAATTTTACTTAGCTGGTATGAAGCCGTTCCGGTGTATTAACGCTAGGGTCGATCTTGCCAAAATAATTTTCGGCCCGTACATCAAGGCAATTGAGGAGGAGATTTTCAAGACCAAGTATTTTATCAAAAAGATACCTGATCCTGAACGTTTCGCCTACATCCGCGAACATGTGGAGAGACCTGGCTGCCATTATACTGTGGCTGATTACACAAATTTTGAGTCTTCTTTTAATCCATGGTTAATGAAAGCCGTTGAGTTGCAAGTCATAGCGTACGTTGGACGTGACCTGCCTCATTTTCGATTTTTCTACAAGTGGTTCTACAAGACTGTGACTGGAAAGAACTGCTGTGTGTTCAGGTGGTTCACTGCGTACGTGAATGCTACCAGGATGTCAGGTGAAATGGATACTTCCCTTGCGAATGGAATCACTAATTTGATAGTGCTCCAATATGTGGGGAGTCAACATGGGCTCGACGAAGTGCCTTGCGTCGTGGAAGGGGATGACAGTATGGCTGCGTGGCCTTATGGTGTTTGCCCTAGCCCTGTTGAGTTTGAAAGGTGGGGATTTATCATCAAGATTGCTGATTATCCCAATCCTTACGAGGGTGGTTTCTGCGGCATGAATTTAGATGCCGAGAGTGGGGTCAATTGCCCTGACCCCTCCACTTTAGCTTGTAAAATGTTATGGTCTGGTGACAACTCAGTTTCCGCTGGGTTGGTGCGACAGCGTATGTTACTCAGTGCGAAGGCTCTCTCCGCTGCGTATCAGTACAATCGAGCACCTGTTGTCGGATCATTGGTACGCTTTTGCCTGAGAATTTCAGGGAATGCTGACCCAAGACCCCTACTGAACAAAGATGTATGGGATGGGTACACACGTGAGCGAATGCAGCATGCATTCAATTGGGCGTCTACGGAGAAGATAAACGCCCCTGTGGACCCAGTTGCACGGGTCTTTGTTGAACGAAAGTATGGCCTGCCTATCAAGTCACAGCTTATGATCGAAGATATACTAAATAAGCAAAACACTCCAGGCCCCATTCCCATTGGGCATCTCCTGAACGTCCCTTTAGACTATTACACAATGGCTACTACGGTCAGGAAACTTCCTGTTGGATTTCCTTGGAATTCAATACAAGATCTTATCTCAGTTGATACAAGGGATCCTATGGTTGTGTTCTCAGGTTGTCC